GGCTCTTAACAGCCTACGCCGTTTCACCACTGATGATGCTGGTTATGCTCTCGGTAAGCAAACTGACCAAGACATCTCTCTGATGTGGGCTGGTTTCCAATCTGGTGATGCTACTGCTAATACCCTCTGGGATTCAGCTGTATCTGGTGCAGATGGTTCTACTGCATTCTCTGATTCTTCTTATACTGGTGCCGGTACTATCACCGATGCTGCTATCCGTAAGATGATGCAGACTCTTGATGATGCTGACGTTCCTATGGATGGTCGTGTTATGGTTATCCCACCTGTAGAGCGTAACACCCTTATGGGTCTGTCTCGCTTTACTGAGCAAGCCTTTACTGGTGATGCTGGTTCAGCCAATACTATCCGTAATGGTCAGATTGGTAACATCTACGGTATGGAAGTATTCGTATCCACTAACTGCCCTTGGGTAGCTATTGATGGAGCTGGTTATGCTTCTGCTCCTGATATGTATACAGCCTTTAGTGACATTGACCATTCAGGTGGTACTGTTGCTACTGACCGTCTTGGTAATGCTGCTAATATGTCTGCTGCTGCTGCAACTGACTACCGTGTAGGCGCTATCTTCCACAAGGATGCACTTGTCCTTGCTGAGCAGATGGGTGTCCGTAGTCAGACCCAGTACAAGCAAGAGTATCTTGGTAACTTGTTTACCTCTGATTGCCTGTACGGTGTATCTGAGTTGCGTGATGAAGCTGGTGTTGCTTTCGTAGTACCTGCTTAATAGCTGATTGATTGACTTAGCCCCTCACGGGGCGGTCTTTCCTTAATATAGGAGAAATACATGGCTAATGCTGTCACAATCGGTACAGTAGTTCGTGGTGAAAAACAGTTTCAAGGTGTCTTTAATGAGATGTGGACTGTTACCGCTACTGCTGTTTTCGATACAGATGTAGCTGCTGATGCAGGCGAAGAGTTCGCTCTTACTGTGTCTGGAGTTGCACTAGGGGATATGGTAATTGGTATTGCACCTACTGGTGTAGATCCTGAACCAGATCAATTTGATTATAGCGCAGAGGTAACTGCGGCTAATACATTGAACATTGCTGTTCATGCTACTGCTGCTAATACCCCACTTCCTACTGGATTTAAAGTTCTAGTAGGTCGCCCTAGCTGGTAAATGGATATGCCCCTTCGGGGGCTGTCTTAATATGAAGATTATAAATACACAAACAAAAGAAGTCGATACCGTAAATGATAAACAAGCATTACGAGTAATCGCACGAAATGATGGGCTTTGGGAGCAATACAATGAGACTCCTCCTAGTCCTAAACCTCCTGTTAAGAAGCGGGTTGTAAAGAAGAAATCTATTAGAAAGAAGAGGAGTAAGTAGTCATCACTTATCTGCAATTAGTTAATAAAGTACTAGTCCGATTACGAGAGTCTGAAGTTTCTTCAGTAAGCCAAAGTAGCTACAGTAAGCTAATTGGTGAATTAATCAACCAGACCAAAAGAGAAGCGGAAGATGCTTGGGACTGGGTACTACTCCGTTCCACCATCCAAGTAATAACTGTATCTGGTACATTCCGTTATACCCTCACAGGAGCAGGTAATCGTTTCCGTATCTTGAGAGATAGGTTCAGGAATCCTTCAGTATTCAATGATACAGCTAATCTAGCTATGACTCAGATACCTTCCAGACAGATGACTCTTAACTACACAGGTGATGCTATTATCTCTGCTTCTCCAGTAGAGTTTGACTTCAATGGAAGTACAGATGGCGACCCTACTGTAGATGTATATCCACAACCCGGTGCAGTAGAGAACCTTAACTTTGATATGGTTATTCCACAAGCTGATCTATCTGATGATGCTGATATACTCACTGTACCTGAATACCCTATAATCCTCGGAGCATACGCTAAAGCTGCTGCTGAACGTGGTGAAGACGGGGGATTCATGTTTGCTGAAGCTGAAAGTAACTACCAGAAAGCCCTATCAGATGCTATTGCTATTGATGCAAGTAATCTACCCTTTGAGCTTATGTGGGAGACCGTATAAGTGCCTAAGCAGCTAATACCCCTTTCAGTAGCCTCTCCGGGCTTCTACGGGCTTAATAAGCAGCAAGGAAGCTCTATACTACCTCCCGGATGGGCCTCTGAAGCTACTAACCTTGTATATGATGACACAGGGAGATTAGCGTCTAGGGAAGGGTATAAGAATATCTTTTCCTCTAATCCTACAGGAACTCCTAAAGCAATACATGAGTATGTAGATGCTTCTGGGAGCCGTATCACTATCTTTACTACTAACAATGCGATATACAAAGATGATGAGGATGGGACGTTCACTAATATAAGTGGTTCTGTCACAACCCCTACAGCAGATAACTGGAAGTTCCAGAACTTTAATGGTACTTGTGTAGGGTATCAAGCAGGACACGACCCTATTGCTCTTACTACTGTGGGGGGTACATTTATTGATGGTACTGGTACTCAGCATGCGGGAGATACTGTACTAGCCTCTAATGGTCGTCTATGGACGATATTTGATAATACTCTATATTATTCAGATCTTCTTATCAACACCTATGCAGGAGGGAGTTCCGGTAGTTTTGACCTAGCTACCTACTGGAGAGAGGGCATGGATGAGGCAGTAGCTATTGTTGAGTTCAATGGGTATCTGGTGGTGTTTGGTAAAGATAATATTATCGTCTATAGTAATCCTGATGACCCCACTTCATCTATGGCTATTGTAGAGAATATCGGAGGCATTGGTTGTGTAGCAAGAGACTCAGTACAGGACATAGGGACAGACTTATTGTTCCTATCTCGCACAGGTATTAGGAGCCTAGGCCGCACCATCCAAGAGAAGTCCTCCCCTATTCGAGATATTTCAAAGAATATTAAAGACTATATTATCCAGACCTACTCAGCAGAGACAGGGAATATTAAGTCTGTATATAATTCAGAGGATGGCTTCTATGCTATCTCATTCCCTAGTAACTCTAAAACCTTTGTATTCGACCTAAAACTACTGAACCAAGATAATACCCCTAAAGTAACAGAGTGGGATATTGCTCCTACTGCTCTTGCTTATACCATAACAGCAGATATGCTAATGGGATTCACCACTAGAGTATCTGAATATACAGGCTACCTAGATGATGTAGCTAGAGATGATACAGGAGGGAATACTTACTCAATCGAATGGGTAGGTAACTGGAATGATTTTGGTCAAGAAGTAAGCTCTCTAGTAAAGATACCTAAGAAGATGAGTATTCTTATGGGAGGAGTAGCGGGGCGTACTGTGACTATCAAGTGGGCTTATGATTATATTGATAGCTTCTCTTCTACAAATATTACTTTTACTTCAGGCACAGTAGCTAGGTATGGTATTGCTACATACACAAATGGTATTTATTCAGGGTTGCTTACGTTTAATACAGCTAAGACTACTCTACAGAGTTCAGGACAAGTTATGAAGTTTGGGATTGAAGCCTCTGTAAATGAGGAACAGATTATATTACAAAGATTAGATATTCTTGCCAAAGTTGGCAGATACGCAATATAGGAGAACAAGGTGGCGGATTATTCAAAGAGTTATGATGGAGCTGCTAAAGACGCTGCTCAGTCAGCTATTACAGGAGCAGACTTCGATACTGAGTTCTCAGCTATTGAAACGGCTATTACTACTAAATCAAACAAGATAGGTTCCCCTACTAACGGAAATCTAACTGAGCAAGATGCTAATGGTGATTTAGTGGATAGTGGTGTAGCTATAGGGGCAGTTACTACTACTGAATTAGGATATGTAGTAGGGGTTACTTCTTCTATCCAAGACCAACTAGATAAACTAGCAGGATGGTCTTTTGTATCTACTTATGCAGCATCAGGGGCTAGTGTAGATATTACAGGACTAAGTGCAGATACCACATACTTATGTGTTTTAAATGCGGTAATTCCTGTTGATGATTCAGTTACTCCTTCTGTTAGGTTCTATAGTGGGGGTTGGGTATCAGGAACAGGCTATCGATCTACCCGGAATATTCACACCATAGGTGTAGGTTCATCATATACATATGAGACTAGTACTAGCCTAATAAGGATAGGCTTCTCAACAGGAAATGGCAGTAGTGAAGGTATAGATGGGTCTCTTGTATTTTACAATAAAGGTGTTTATCCAGTTATTACCTCTGAGATTATAGAGACCTCTAGGGCTACTGATAGTCAGGGGTATCTCCAAAACACTGCTGTTACTGGGATACAATTCTATTTTAGTTCTGGGAATATTAGTTCAGGGTCTATTGACCTATACCAGAGGGCTTAATTAGTGTTTGAAGCTCTAGTTCTTTCAGCAGGTATAGGGTTCCATGCAGAACAATGGGATGACCCAGAGGTTCAAGGTATGGATAATCCGATTGGAATAGTCCGCTTATCTAATAAGTGGGATAACGGCCTTGAGGCATATTGTGAACATATTAGCTCTATCCCTGTATGGGAGCAAGGACTAGGTTTTAATCATTGTGGTATTTTAGTGGAGTTTAAATAATATGTCTTCATTAATGATGGCCGAATATACAACAAATGAAGCTATAGCCAACCCTGTTGCCTTAGATAATAAAGCAGGCCGTATTGCGGTACGCTCACAGATTGACTCTTTTGAGGATGCCTTCAAGGAAGAGATGGGTAGTGATGCAGGTGAGATGGAAGAGATTAATGATAATGGGCTCAATGAATACCTTATTGGTGGGGCTTATACAAGGTCATTACTTATTCCTGCTGGTACAGCTATTGTTAGTAAACTATGGAATAGAGAAAGGCTATGGATTATAGCCACAGGGGAAGTAACCTTTGTAACAGAAACAGGTAAGCAGAGGGTTAAAGGCCCGTATGTTGCCCAAGCCCCTTATGGGTCTAAAGTGGCCTTGTATGCACATGAAGACACTTTATGGTTTGCTGTAACAGGTTCAGATTCAAATACATTAGACGAAGTAGAGGAAGAGAGTGTGGCTACTGATTATTCCAATATTAATTATCCTTGGGATATGTTAGGAGAAGACAAATGAGTTGGGGAGCAATAGGGGGTGCAGTAGTAGGGACTGCTAGGGGCGGGGGTGGTGGGGGAGGGGGCTCCTCCTCTCAACAAAGCCAAGAACAAATGAGAGACATTAGTGGGGGGGGTTTATTTGATACTACAGGAGCAGGGCAAGTAACCCTCACCCCTGAGATGCAAGCTATCCAGCAAGGTCTGTTCGCACAAGCGGGAGGTCAAGACCCCTTCCAACAACAAGCAGGTCGATTAGGACAACAGTTCCTTGGTCAAGCAGGTTCTACAGACCCTTTTACTACAGCACAGACTCAGTTCGGACGTATGGAGGGTATTCTAGCTCCTCAACGTGACCAAGAGCGTATGGCTCAAGAGAGTCGTCTATTCTCTCAAGGTAGATTAGGCTCCAGGAGGCGCAAAGCAGCAGCAAGCTCTTGAGAGTGCTTTCCTTCAACAGCAGCAACAAGGACTATATGATGCCCTAGCGCAAGGGCAAGCTATTCAAGGACAGCAGATTTCACAAGGTTTAGCATTAGGTCAAACACCTCTTTCTCAACAAACACAAGCTCTTAATAATCTTTTAGGTATCCAGACAGGGGCTACACAGCAATTAGGTCAGACTGCATTAGGCGGACAAACTACAACTACTCCGGGGGTAGACGTAATGGGTACACTAGGCACAGGGATGATGACAACGGGAGCTGAACAACTAGGACAGGGTTTCCAAGGAATGTTTACACAACCTAGTGACCCGTATGCCGGTACACAGTTTGGTATTAATCAGTGGGAGTTATAGATTATGGCTAATACAGGACTATTCAGTACCCCAGAGCAGGTAATAGCTGCTCAACAACAGGCACAAGCAGCTCAAGACCCTAATACAGCCCTTAGAGCAGCCCTTATGGGCGCAGGGAGAGCTGCTAGTGGAGCTTTCGGTAGAGGACTAGGGGCAGCCCCTCCTCCTGAGTCTGAGGCCGTTAAACAGGCTCGGATTGCTACTAATATTCTCCAGACCTCTCCATTAGAGACTAAACAAGATTACTTCAAAGCTGCACAGAAAGCAGGAGAGGCGGGTAACATTCAATTGAAGATGAAACTGGCTTCTCTTGGGGCTGCTATTAAAGCCCCTGAAGCAGCTAAGAAATCAGCATCTCTTATTAAAACAGAGGAGCTTATAGCAAGGAACGTACCTCCAGAACAAGCCGAAGGTATTGGGTATGGTGCCTATAGGGTAGTTAAAGACGAGGAAACAGGAGATATGGTTATTACTGATCTTCGTCAAGGAGGTGCAAGGGTATCCGATGAGGTTGCAGAACAAGTATCCCCTCATCTTCCCGCTAGTCCTTATATCCCAAGGGTAGTAACAAAAGGAGATAAGCCGGAGAGATTACTGCAAAATAAAGTACAGTCTCTTTCAAAAGATATTATTAAAACAGGGGCTCCTAAATTAGAAGGTATTTTAGATACGGTAGAAGCTATTATTAATAAAACCTATGGCCCAGAGGGTAAAGGGGATTTACCGGGGTATGGTATAACTTCAGCACTTCCTGATTGGGCTGTAAGTCAAGATGCTCAAAACCTTCGTCAATCTGCTGTTAAGATGTTTAATATCGAACTTGCTGAGAGGTCTGGTGCTGCTGTTACTAAACAGGAGCTTGATAGACTTCGTGATGAATTCAAACAAGGGGCTTGGAGAACAGATAGGCAATTTGTAGAGGGTGTTAAGCAATATAGAAATCTTCTTGAGGATTACAAGCAAGCAGTTGTTGCTGGTTATGATCCATCAGTAGTTAGTAGGTACACAGAACAAGGAGGGGTTCGTCTCCGTAAACAGAAACCTACTATTACTCCTAAAGTAGATAAACCGAAGATTACTGAAGCTCAGATTAGGGCAGATGCTAAGAAGCATGGGTGGTCTAAAGAACAGACCAATTCTGCTATTAAGAAATATGTGAGGTAATAATGGCTACTCCTGAGGAACTATACAATATCCATCCTGTACCCTATGTTGCAAGAACAGAAGAACAGCTCTCTCCTGAAGCTCTTTATGAAGCAGTAGAGGAAGGGCCAAGTCTAACAGAAGCTATGCTAGAAGAGGCCCCACAAGCTGTAGGTGGTATTACGGGGGGCATCACAGGCGCTATTACAGGAGCACCTGCTGGCCCTTTGGGGATATTAGTGGGGGGTGCTGCTGGAGCTTGGGTAGGAGGCGCTGCTGGTAAAGGGTATCAAAATATATACAACGAGTTGTTTGGAGATAAGAAGAAAGCCCCTAGAACTTCCTATGAGGCTGCTATTGACGTAACTGCTGCTGGTAATGAAGAGGCTGCTTGGGATATAGGGGGTGCTCTTATTACTAAAGGGCTTATGAAAGGGTTTCACCTAGTTCGCCCTAAAGCCGTAGATGATATTGAGAAAATTGCTATAGGTCTTGAGAAGTCTGGGGGACAGCTCACAGCAGCCCAGCGTACAGATAGTTGGTTGATTCATCAGCTAGACTCTCTTACTAGGGGGTCTATCACTGGTTCAGGGCGTATGAACGCTATTGATGTTTTAAATGAATCTGCACTTAAGAACCTAGAGAGTGAATTAAGTACAAAGATTGCTAAGAACACTACAGAACACCTATCTGACCCTGAGTTAGGTCAGTTATTCCTTAATACAATTAAAGGGGGTAAAGGAATACACCGGACTGTTGTAGGGGAGATGTATAGTGGTTTCGATGAGCTTGTCCCTTCTAAAAGTATGCGAGATGCAGTTACTCTTATAGAGACTAAAACACACCCTGTGTCTACAAGTAAATTAAAAGAATCATTAGCTCCTTTTAAGGAGATGATGGAGCGAACTAAATACACAGGAGAGTCTGCTGAAGCTAAGAAGTTATTAGATAGTGTATTTGCGCAAGATAAGACTCTTTCTTTCTCTGATGCACAGCACTTACGCTCTAGCTTCCTAGATGCTCAACGTAACTTAGAGAACACTGTAGGTAAGTCTAAAATCTCTAGTAAAGTAAATAGAGTAGTAGACGAACTTACTAAAGCAATGGATGATGCTGCTGAGGCTCAGTCTCCTGCTATTCTCGCTAAATACAGGGCCATTAAGAACTATGCTAACAAAGGCTTCAAGGCTATGGATAACAAGTTCATAGCTGACTTAGTAGTTGCTAATAAGAAGAACCCAGAAGCAATAGGGGAGCATATCTTTAGAAAAGGTAATGTACAAGAGATATTTCAAGCTAAGAAAGCATTGAAAGAGGCTTCTAAACATATCTTAAAAGATAAAGCAAAATATGGGTCTGTTACCTTTGATGATACATGGAATAAGATGCAGTCAGGGTATCTTGAATCTATCCTAACAGGAGCAGGGAGACAAGCAGATATTACAGCAGGAGCTACATTAGAAACTGTTGCTAAAGAGGGCATGGATGTATCTGGCCAGAAACTATTAAAGCTATTCACAGATAGGAAAAGTAGCAGGACTTTACTAGCTGCTTTCGATAGAGAGCAGAGGGATGGTATTCTCCACTTTGCTAAGACAGCAGAAAGGGTGCAAAGGAAACCTAGTGGTAGTCTTGGTATGCTTATGCAGCTTACGCAGGGTGGTGCAGCTATTGCCTTAGTCAAGGGGATGGCAACACTAGCAGAGGCAGGGACATTATTTGTAGCCCCTAACGTACTAGCTAGGGTAATGACAAGTCCGAAAGGAGCTAGACTTATGTCTACAGCTTTAGAAACACCACTAGATGCTACAAAATCAGGTGCAGTCTTAGGTCAATTAACTGCTTATATCCACGATGTTCAAAAAGAAATGGAAGAACAATAATGTCACCAGATATGCACCCAGAGATACATAACAGACTAGATAGAATGGAATCTTCCTTATCTGGCTCTATTGAGAAACTTACAGCAGCAGTAGAGAAGTTAGTAGTGTTGGAGACTAAACACCATGAGACTATT